CCCGTGTCATACGACACCCGGCCACCTCGCCGCGTGGCGGCCCGCGTGGTGGCTCGAGCTCGGAGGCCCGCCCCGATCCCGGCCCGCGGCTCGAGGCGGCGCGAGAACAGGCCGCGATCCCTCGAGGCCCTCGAGGCCGAGGCCGGCGATCCGCCACGGCCTGGCGCCACGTGACGGCCCGAGGATCGGGCGAGATCCCGGGAGGGGGGGATCGGTTTTTTCGGAGCGGCGCGCGGTACTCGGCGGGCACCCACGGCCGCGCGAATGTCTGCGAAATTGCGGGTTTAGGGGTGGTGATCGAGGGCCCGGCGCCCTCGAGGTGGGCCTCGAAGGGCCGGAGGGCCGATTTCGTGCCAGTTGGCCCGATTTGTGGCGTGGGCGCCGCCGCGGGCCGTGTATGCGCCCGTTTGCATAGTTATTCGCTCGGTACCGTTGATTTCGGGTGCGCTCGAGCTCGAGGAGGCCACGCCGGCGGGCCTGGCTCGGACGGCCCGGCGGGTTTGGCCACCGCTGGCCCACCTCGAGCGCACCCGCCGGCGCCCGGCTGAGACAAGGGAGGGATTCCGTGGGCGAAAAACTGACCGTGGCCGCCGTGCGGGAGGCCGTGACGCGCTTGATCGAGCGCGGCACGCTCGCCAACCCGCAAAATTTGCGGCCGGCCGAGGCGCTCCTCGTGATGGATCTGGACGATCACGTATCGGATGAGGCGATCGCCGGCGGCCGGCTCCGCGTGGTGCTCCGCTCGCCGCGGGAACTGTACGCCCTGGCGCGCGCCCTCGAGGAGCTCGAGCTCGAGCACCGGGAGCCCGCCGGCGATCGGGAGTAATTCGCGTTGGCGTTTGACGATCAACCCGTGATCCCGGGCCTCGAGCTCGAGGAGGAGGAGGCGCGCGATCCGCTCGAGGCGCTCGAGCCCGCGGCGGCGCCTCGAGGTGGACGTATGCGAGGCCGGAAACCGATCCCCACCGTACTCAAGGTGCTCCGTGGCAACCCGGGCCAACGGCGCCTCAACCCGAACGAGCCCACGCCCGAGCCGCTCGAGGAGGCCACGCCGCCCGAGCTCACGGCGCCGGCCGCCGCGGCCGAGTGGACGCGTACGATCGTACCGGCGATCCGCCGCGGCCAAGTCACCTCGGCCGATCGGGCGATCGCGATCGCCTTTTGTACGCATTGGGCGCACTGGCTCGCCGAGTCCGAGGAGGCCGATCGGGCGCCGATCGTGGTGCTCGTGGGCGAGCACGGCCACCCGGTACCCAACCCGGCCCGTGGCATGGCCAATCGGACGTACGCGCTCCTCCGCACCACGGCCGCCGAGCTCGGGCTCACGCCCTCGAGCCGCTCGCGCGTGCACACCGTGATCCCGGCCACCCCGGCGGCCAATAAATGGGAGGGCCTCCTCGGATGAAATTGATCCGCGTATTTCCGCGCCGTACGAAAGCCACGCCGGAGGATCCGCTCGCCTATACCGGGCCGCCTCCGCCGCTCCTCGAGCTCGAGGCCGAGGCCGTGCACGTATCGGTCACGTTTACTTGGGACAAGGCGCGCGGCGAGGCGCTCGCCGAGGCGTGGCGCCACGTGGCGCCCGTGACGATCGGCGGCCTGGCGTACGGCGATCCCGGCGCCGAGTTTGTACCGGGCCGCTATATCAAGGCCGGGTACACCTTCACCTCGCGAGGATGCCCTCGCAAGTGCAAATTTTGCAGCGTACCGATCCGCGACCCAAAACCGCGGCTCCTCCCGATTACAGACGGGTGGAATATCCTTGACGATAACCTCCTCGCCACGCCGCGCGCCCACGTGGAGGCGGTTTTTGAGATGCTCCGGCGCCAAACCCGGCGGGTGGAGTTTACCGGCGGCCTCGAGGCGCGCTCGCTCAAGGATTATCAGGTCGCGCTCCTCGCCGGCCTCCGGCCGCGGCCCAATATGTTTTGGGCCTACGATCCGCAAGATACGTACGAGGTGATGGCCACGGCCGCCGGCAAATTGATCGCCGCGGGATTTACGCCGGCCTCGCACCGTCTGAGGTGCTACGTGTTGATCGGGTATCCGGCCGCGGTATCCGATGATGGCCGGGACGATACGCGCGAGCGCGCCGTGGCCCGCCTCGAGCAAATGGCCGGCCTCGGGTTTACGCCCATGGCCATGCTGTATCGGCCCGAGGCCGCGGGTACGGAAACGTGGCAACCCGATCCGGCCTGGCGCGCGCTTCAACGGCAATGGGCCCGGCCGGCGATTATCCACGCCGCGGCGCCGGCCTCGGCGCCACGCCTCCCGCTCGAGTAACACCCCAATGGCGCGCCCGCCGCGCGATCCCGGGCCCGAGCGGGCCGTACAGTTTGTGAATCGGCTCACGCACACCAAAGGCGTGTGGGCCGGCACCCCGTTTCGGCTCCGGCCCTGGCAAGAGTCCGAGATCATCCGGCCGTTATTTCGCACACGCGAGGATGGGCTCCGCGCGATCCGCACGTGCCTGTTGATGATGCCTCGCAAAAACGGAAAAACGGAGCTCCTCGCCGCGCTCGCGCTGTACTGCCTCCTCGGCGACGGCGAGCAAGGCGCCGAAGTCTATTCAGCGGCGGCCGATCGCGAGCAAGCCGGGATCGCGTTTGGCGTGGCCGCGCAAATGGTGAAAAACGATCCGCACCTGTACAGCCTCGTGCAACTCGTGGAGTCGCAAAAGCGGATCGTGCACCCGGCGAGCGGGAGTTTTTACCGGGCGATCTCGAGCGAGGCGTACTCGAAACACGGATTCAATGCCTCGCACCTTTTGTACGATGAGCTCCACGCCGCCCAATCGCGCGATTTGTGGGACGTACTCACGAGCTCACAAGGCGCGCGCGCGCAACCGCTCACGCTCGCCGTCAGTACCGCCGGGTACGATCGCCACTCGATTTTGTGGGAGCTCTACCAACACGCGCTCGCCGTGCGGGCTAATCCCGCGCTCGATCCCACGTTTCTCTCGATCATTTACGAGGCGCCGCTCGAGGCCGATTGGCAGGATCCCGCCGTGTGGGCCGCGGCCAATCCGGCGCTTGGGGATTTTCGCAGCCTCGAGGATATGCAAATCGCCGCGGCCCGCGCGCGGGTGATCCCGGCCCAAGAGAACAATTTTCGGCGCCTGTTTTTGAACCAATGGACCGATCAAGCGAAGAAATGGATCTCGAGCGAGGCGTGGGCCGCCTGTAAGGTGCCGATCGATTGGGCCGCGTACGCCGGGCGGGAGTGTTACGTGGGGATGGATCTTTCCACCACGACAGACTTAACCGCGCTCACCGCGATTTTTCCCGAGGAGGAGGGCGGCGCCGCGTTTGCCGTGCTCCCGCACGCCTTTTGCCCGAAGGAAACCATCGATCGCCGGGTGCAAACGGATCGGGTGCCGTATGACGTGTGGGCCGCGGCCGGCCACCTCGAGGCCACCCGCGGCGCCAGTGTGGATTACGAGGCCGTACACGAGCGGCTCCGCGTGTGGGATCGGCTCTATCGGATCCGCCAAATTGCGTACGATCCGTGGAACGCCACGAGCCTTGTGCAAACGCTACAGGATGAGGGTTTTCCGTGCGTGCCTGTACGGCAAGGATTCTCCACCCTCAACGATCCGAGCAAAGCGTACGAGCGCGCGATCGTGGCGCGCGAGCTCCGGCATGATGGCCACCCCGTGCTCGAGTCGCACGTGCACAAGTGCGCCGCGGAAACGGACGCGAGCGGAAATATCCGGCCGAGTAAACGGGCGAGCACGGATCGGATCGATCTCGTGGTGGCCTTGATTTGCGCCCTGTATGCCTGGCTCAAGGAGCCCGGCGCGCCGCCGAGCGCGTACGCCGATCACCCCGTGATGGTGGTCTAGGGCGGCCGAGGTAACAAAAATTCACGATCGGGAGTAATGTTTGTTCCACGTGGAACACCTCAGCCGCACCCGGCCGGGCCGCGTATGACGTGGTGGTGGCAACCGCCCTGCCTCCGGCGCCTCGTGATCGTGAATTGCCTGGCGCCGGCGCCCGGGATCGAGGCCACCGTGATCCGCGGGATTTTGTGGGAGGCGCGCGCCCAATGGCTCGTACTCAAAAACGCCGAGGCGCTCGCCCTCAACCAACCGCCCAAACCCCTCGACGGCGAGATCGTGATCCCGCGCGCGAACGTCGATTTTTTGCAGGTGTATCCGGTATGAGCCCGCCCGAGATCCCGGCCGCCGCGGCCCCGCTCGAGGTGGATCCCCTGGCGCTCGGCGCCGAGGTGCGCGAGGCCGGCCACCCGCCCGAGCTCGAGGAGGAGTAACCCGCCATGGCCATAGTCTCGAGTTTCGGCGCGCTCCTCGGCACCGCGCCACCCGCCCGCCCGTGGGGGAGCTCGGCGCCCGCGGCCGGCTCAGTCTCGATCGGCGGCGCGTACGGCGCCAGTTACGGCACGATCTACCGCACCCAACCCAACGTACGGATTTGTGTCGATTTCATCGCGCGGAATATCGCCCAATTGGGCCTCAAGTGGTACCGCCGGCTGAGCGATACCGAGCGGCTCCCGCTGGCCGATTTCCCCGCGGCCCAATGGCTCGCCCGGCCGGCGCCGAAAATGACGCGCTATCGCCTGATCGAGTCCACGTTGATC